GGAGGCGTGGCGATGCCTACAACTTACGCACCATTTCTCAACTGGGATACAACCAGCAACCAAGCAGTATTGTATGGAGATGTAAATGGTTATTCAGTAGATAAAGGAGGTGTTAATGTGGATAATATCCGCATCTATTTTAATGCCCCATTATACGGGCTTTTCAATTCTTTCCCCTCCGAGTATTTAGGATATACTGGCGTTGCTGACGGCAAGAACTTCCAACTTATTATTCCTAATGTTGGAGCGGTCAATCTTTTAACCATTACACCCGTTCAACCAACCCCAGTGCCACCCGCTACTTTTATAACCTATCGAGCGATTGCTTTGTATCAGGAGATTAGCACGATTGCTAATTGGTCGCCCATTACGGCACTCGTATTTACGAGTAATACTCTCCCTATCCAGAGCAATCAAGTATCCACGCCAATAGTGTATGATGATGCCGAGACGATTGTATTTAGCGGTAATAATAGCAACATCGCCAACATTATAACAGATATGGTGACCTACGACGGGCAATACCGCCCGAATGTAGTCTATACGCCCTCCGCCGAGTATCGTTTAGTCACTCTCTACGGAAATCGTCCTCTGTCTAATGTAGATTTAAGCATATTCTGGCGAACCAAGACGGGTGCTTTAATCCCCTATCGTATCAACTCTGGCGAGGCGGTGACCCTCAAATTAGCCTTCTTGAAAAAGTCCGCATATAGGGCAAAGGGGGAATTGAAGGGGGGCATTTAGGAAATATCCCATCATTCTAAAAATTAATTTCTATTTATACCCAGATTTTTTATCTGTGTATAAGTTATAAAGATGTCCTCGTTTAAGACTGTTCTCGTCCGTGACTCCGTTATCGGCGACATTACCGATGATATTGACTACGCCGTTAAATCTGGTGCTTCTCAAGCCACCTACCAACAATTTCCAACCACTTCTGCCAGCAATTCTGCTCTCATCTTCAATATACAGGTGCCAAGCGAGAACGTCATTATAGGCAGAGATGTCCTCATCAACACTGGTTTAACCGCTACTCTTTCTTTAACGGGTGTCCCTGTTGGTGAGACTGCGTGGGCTTACGGCTCAACCGACGCTTTCCAAGCGATGCCTCTTAATTCCTTGTTTAGCACAGCCACCGCTCAAATCAACAACACCACTGTTTCCATCAACACCCAAGATGTATTGCCTTCTTTGATGCGTATGAATAACAGCCGTGAGTTGTATAGATATAACAGTATGACCCCTGTATTGCCCGACCAAGCCTACGGGCTTTACGGAGATGCTGTCGGTGCTAATAATAACCCTCTTGCTGACTACGCCAAGGCATCCTACGACGTCGACCAAGTGCCCCGTGGTGCTTTCCCTGTGTCTTACACAGTCGTCCACAACATTACTGGTGGTGGAACTGATGCTCTCCTTGTATCTACAAATGTGGCGGATACTTGGACTATTGTCGTGAGTGCCGTTATCAGCGAACCTATTGTTCTATCCCCCTTCATCTTCGGTGACCCCTGCTTCAATCAGCAAGGATTTTTAGGGATAAATAATATGACTTTCACATTCAACATCGACGCCACCTGTAAGCGTCTGTGGTCTTCCGCTAATCCTTATATTACCAGCGTCGCACTTGGTTCTCTTGCTAACCCTAATGGTTTCAACTACCAAGCAGGAGCAGTTGGAGGTGCTCTATACCAGACCCCCCCAGCAAGTCCTCAAATGCTTTTTAAGTTCTTGTCTTCCCAGCCCAGCGACTTAATCGCCACGAAGAACATCGTGCCCTATATGGACTTCCCTCGCTACCTTACCTCGTCTGCTAATGCTTCTGCTATTCTTGCTGGTGGAAGTTCCACTCTTACATCCAGCAACGTCCAGATTAATCAAATCCCCGACTTGTTTATTATCAACATTCGTAAGCCGATGGCTACACAAGACGCTAATGATGCTAATGCTTTCTTCAAGATTAACAACATCAGTATTAACTTGAATAACCAATCTGGTCTTCTTTCAAGTTCTACTGCTTACGACCTGTGGAGAATGTCTGTTCGTAATGGTTCAACTCAATCGTGGGCGGAGTTCAGCGGACAGGCATCTGTCGGTGGACTTTCCAAAGCCACCACTGGTTCTTTGTTAATTCTTTCCCCAGCATACGACCTCTCACTCCCCGATTATATTACTTGCGGCTCACTCGGCAACTACAACTTTCAATTCACCGTTGGCGTGACTAACCAACTCGGCGAGACCATCACACCAGAAATGGTGACTATATGTGCTAATAGCGGTATATTCACGACACAGCAAGGTGTATCAAGTATTTACACTGGTATTCTCACAAAAGAGATGGTCTTGGACGCTAAATCAAAGCAACAAGCATCAGCCGTTAAATCCGCAGAGGTCAGTCGTAAGGTTGGTGGTTCTTTCTGGAATTTAGGAAATCTTGGTAAAATCGCCAAGAAGGTAGAAGGTGCTGTTAAAATCGGTAAGGATGTTAAAGATGTATATGATGCCGCCAAGGGTCTATACAAGGGCGGTGCTGCCTCTGGTGGTGCTAAACGCTTCTGTGCTTAAATAACCCCCATATCCCAAAATATCCCTAATATCCCAAAATAGACCTATTTTTCAAAATACCTATATAGTTTCTACCCCACGTGAGGAAGACTTTGGAAAATGACCTGAAAATGGGATATTCGGGTTATTCTGGGATAGGCTCATTTTTTCTATATATAAATATTTAGTCATATATAGAAAAATTAATATCTTTCCATATAATATAATAATGCCACAAGCCAATATTACTTACGATACCCCTTACAATAGGGCATTAGCAAGCAGAGTTTTAGCAAAAGAAGCACGACGGGCACGAGGCGAGGAAAGCACCGTTATACCGATGCGTATGGGTAGTTTCCACGACCCTCATTCAGCCCCGATGGTGGGTGGAGGAGCTCCCGCCGAGTATATTACAAATGGTAATTCTGCCGCATATCCACCAATAAGTATGCGTAGCGGTATGGAAGTATCGAGTGGTGGTGCTTACGCTGGTGTTGATGGAGCAGTAGGAGGCGGTTTTTGGAAAGACTTCGCCCGTGGATTTACGGGTGTTTTAGATGTCGCCACCGCACCATTAACTTTACTCGCCCCTCCACTCGGCGTTGGTATTGGTGCGACAAGCCAAGCAGTAAAAGGATTGGCTGGAAGTGGAAGAAGTGGCGGAGCTCAATCTGGCGGTGCGATGAGCGGTGCTGGGTTCTGGTCTGATTTCGGTAGAGGATTTAAAAAGGGTTTCTTTGGAACAGCGAAGTTGTTGACTAAACCTATTGAACTACTCGCACCAGAGTTAAAACCCGTCACCGATATTACGAATGAACTGGGACGATTGGCGGGAGAAGGAGAAGGAGGTGCTTTCGGTGATAGTTTAAGAGGAGTTGTAGGAAAAGCCAAGAAAGTGGCTAAACACGTCGCTCCTGTTGCCGAGATGATATTCGGTAAGAAATCCCCCTTCTTGAAACAAGCAGTCGGGTTCGCCCACGAATTAGGGCGTATGCTCCCTGCCGATATGCGAGGCGGTCTTGGTCTAAAAGATTTAACCCACGCAGTAGATAGTGTAGAGGGTATTGCTAAACAAGTAGCCCCATTATTACCCTTTGCGATGAAGTATTTAAGAGGTAGTGGTGCTTCAAAATGTAGCGAGTGTATGTATCACGATGCGATGATGCGTCTGGGTAAGAGTATGCGTGGAGGTAGTTACTGGATGGATATGCTCCGTGTAGCCCCTGAAGTCATCAAAGCGGTATCGGGCGGGGCTCAATCTGGTGGGTTCTCACTCGGAGATGTAGGTAAATACATCAAGAAAGGTAAGAAAGCCGTAGATGTCGGTAAAAAAGGATTGGCTGCCGTCCAAGATGCCGTTGAATTAGTCAAGGGATTAAAAGGCGGTGCTGCGTCGGGTGGTGTGATGGTAGGACACAAGAAAGATGCCTGTGGTCGTAGTAGTGGAACTCGTTATTACGGAACACCCTGCGGTGGTGCTGCTTCTGGTGGTGCTGCTTCTGGTGGTGCTGCTTCTGGTGGTGCTAAAAAGAATGGTCGTGCTGCTCGGGCTGCTATTGTTAAAAAGGTAATGGCTGATAGAGGTGTAAAGATGATAGAAGCCAGTAAAATCGTAAAAGCAGAGGGATTGTATTAAATAATTATTTAGCGAATTAAATATTAATATCTCGTATTAATATATAATGCCACGAGTTAAATTAAATACTCCCGAAGTAGATAGTCTTAATGCTGTTAAAAAGCGAGTAGCCAGAGCAAACAAAGCAAAGTATATGGGTGCGGAGGCTGCCGCCCCAGTCGTCAAGGAAGAAACCCAGCAAATATTCAACGGAATTAATGACCGCCTTAACGGAATAGTTGCCTCTATTGGTGAAATTAACGCACAATTAAATCTAACCGCAGGACAAAATGCCCCGTGGGCGAGTAAGGCAATTGATAGGTATATTAGTGCTACATCCGCCGCCAAGAAACAAATAGCAGATTTAAATAGTTATTTAGAACAGAATGCGGGTGCTCTGGCTAATTTAAGCGAGGCACAATTAACACATATCGCAGGATTACAAGATGAATTAACGGCAACCTTTACTGAAATTGTTAAAGCAGTAAATAAATTAAGCCCCAAGAAGCAACAAGCAATTAAAAAAGTATTTAGCGTATTCGTAGATGATTTAGTGCGTTTAAATCAAGTGCTTCAAGGTAATATAGGATTTAGAGAAACAACCGCCTCCACAACCCGAGGTATTCCCGTCCAGCCATTTAAAGAGGGGGCACAACCAGACCCCGAACAACAAGTAAGCGAACCCGAGAAGGCAAGAAAAGTGCGTAAGGATAAGGGAGTTCCAAGAAAGAAACCCGCAGGAGGAGAGACCCGTGAAAGTAGGAGAAGAAGAAGAGTAATATTAGAAGATACGAGTGGAACAGATGCGGATACGGAAGGCGGTGCTTTAAGCGGTGGTATGGAAGGCGACCGCTGTGTCGGTGGTGCTTTAAGTGGTGGATTAAGAAACCCATTTATAGAGCGAATGACCCCCAAGTCATTCCCAGCAGCGATGCGTAAAGAAACAGAAGGGGGTGTATATTTAGACAGTAAAGATTATATGCCTACCCGATTTTTATAAACGGATTAAATTGAATTAAATAAAAATAATAATATATTTATTTAATATATAGATGGAGGATTTTATCCAATTCGTAATCGAGGAAATACCAGAGAAAAAGAAGCGAGGTCGCCCACGGAAAAATAAAAAAACTGATTTAGAAGGTGATGGATGGATAGGCGACAAATTAACAGCCGCTAAAAAATTAGCACAGAAGGGAGTGCGTAAAGTCGGTTCAGTTGTTCTTGGTAAGGAAAGAGCCGAGAGACTTGAACGCTACGGAGATGCTACGCTTTTTTTATCTAAATTACCTCTACCTCCAAGTGTAAAAGAATATCTGCGTAAATATGGCGATGAAGTCATTAGCAGGGCGACAATCGTCCGTAATCCAGTCCAGAAATTACTCACAGGTGCGATGAATGTCGTATCTCTCGGTTCATTCAGTAAGAAGTTCGGTCGTCTCCCTTACGATGATTTATTCCACTTACAACTCTGGGTCACTACACCGAGCGGAGTATTCGGTATTGAAAAGAATGAGGTTATTACGATGACTTTAAATCCCAAACCAGCTCAAACTGCCGAGTTCAAAGAAGTCTCCGTTCCTGCCGACCTTACGATGAATAAATTGATGCTTGGAAGTGAGAAGATACAAGGAGATAAATGGACGAGATACGACGC